CATCTTTGGGTGACCAGTCACTCATCTCGCGCTTTGTGTTCCGCCACTATGGCCGCCCCATGTCGCGTCAATGAACGGCGCCGCCAGCCTTCTGTCCCCAGGCGTCGCACTTGATGATCAGGTTCAACGCCTCAAGCGTGGACTGCCAGCCGGAAAGCGCGGCAAGCTGCTCAAGACGATCACGCGCCATCTTCTCAATGTCTTCTGTGGTTTCCATTTCAGTCCCCTAGGCGTTATGCCATCCCCAGCGGAATGAAACAGAAATATATCGCTATTCGCAATAGCTTTTTATTGTACGTATTGTACGCGTTGTACGTATCGAATATTTAGTCCGCCACGCCTTCGGTCGACGTGCCCGCCCACGAGTTCGGCAGTCCCGCGAGCGGATCGTCCCTGCCACTCGAGCAGCGCCGGCATAGCCGGTTTCCCGCCCAGGTGCTACGGAACGTGCGCCGGCAGCGGAGGCACGGCCGCGACTTGGCGACGCGCACCGGCCCAGGCGCGTCGGTCATAGCTAGGCGCCCGCAGCGTCGGGCCACAGCGCCTTTAACTTGGCGGGCGTGTCCGCGCCGGCCAGGTCCGGGGTCACAGTCAGCGCCGCCCGCTCCGCCGTCACGTCCTCGCCGATGTCCTCGCGAAGCTGAAGCTCGCGCGCCTTGGCGAGTTTCGCAGTCCGAACGGCCTTGTTGAAGCTCGCACGGGCCTTGGTCATGTTGACGACGATCTTCTCACCGTCGTCCTCCCATGCGTCGCGGAGGTAGTAGTCGCGGTCCACCGGAATATCGGCTTCCGAGATTTCGCGGATGGACGTGACCTGTGCCTGATTGTCCGGGTGCCATTTCGCGACCTCATCCGCCATGTCCGGGGCCGGAACGACATCCTCGATCTTGCCTTCGATGTCTGGCGTAATGACCCTGCCGCCCTTGCCCAACGCGTAGGTCCGATGTACGCGCGCAACGCCGTCTATCGTCACAATGAAAGTCCTCATGCCTGGTCTCCGAAGGCCGCGACTACGAAATCCTGCGTGTCCTGCGCCGCTGCGCCTTCGTTGATCGTCGTCACTCTAAAACTTCCGACCACGATGATGGTGACTCCCGTAAAACGAGGGGTGCCTTCTATGGCCTGCGCAACAGGCACGTATACGGCGGTCGAGAAGTCGTCGCCGATAACTATGGATGTCACTCCGGCCGAAACGTCTCCAACGGACGTGACGTTGTATGATGGACTTCTCAGCGTCGGCGTGCCGGCCGAGCGGTCAACGGACGCCCACACCTTCGCCACGCCGGGGTTGTGCCTGACGAGATCGGGCGGGACGTAGGTATCCTCGTCGGTCTCGGCCTCGATGGCGGATTGGGTGGCTTGTGAAACCGATGTAGTGAGCGCCGCGATCGCCTGCGCCACGCGCTCCGGTGTCATGAGCCGGTCGGTCGCGGTGCCGGCCTCCGCTTCCGCCTGCGAAGCGAGCGCGGTAATCACGTCGGTGAGCGTGCCCTTGACGATCCATGCGTTGTTCGCCGCGTTGCGTTGCTTGAGCAGCCCGGTCGACGTGTCCGCCCATCGCATATGTGCGAAGGTCGTGCTCGGCGCCGTGGCGCCGCTGTTGAGCGAGGCGATCGCCTCGAGCACCGCGTTGAGGTCCGCACGGACCGTCGCGCCGTCGCTGTTGGCAATATTGTAATCATGCTGCGCCATCAGCCGTGCCTCTCATACCAGGTACACCAGGCGCGCACCTCCTGCGGGATCGGTCGACCGTCGAGCAGCGCCGTCATTGCCAGGTAGAACGCCCGGTCGCGGTCGACGGCCGGTCGCCCCGGCTTGCCGTGGCCATATCCTTGCGGAATAAACGTCTTGCCGTCCCACCGGTACCGCCCGTCCGCGGGAAGATCGCCCGCGTCGATGTCGGCCTTGCCTGCCTTGTCGACGGTGCGGACGCCTATAAGCCGCTTGTCCGGATCGAGTATGGCGACTCTCATATCCTATATTTCCTCCGCGACCACAGCGAGCGTATCGACGCGTATATTAAACGCAGGATCGTCGGTCGTCAATTGCGCCCTAAATTGATAGCCACGCGCCTCAAACTCCGCGGAATCCAACTCGTTCCATACGGACCATGCAATCGGTGATCCAGCCGGTTCGTCGTCGGTATGTCGCACTTGTACACGACAATCCGCCGCCGACTGTTCAGTACCGTCAAAGTCTTCCCACGAGTCTATATTTGCCGTGCGCAAGTCTACGCGATCGAGCGTAAACACGCTCTTGGCGTCGACATTACTGGTCAATCTGACCCGCGTCACAACGCCAAGATCAAACCCGCCGGCAAAGGAATATGTTCCTTCCGTTGCAATTCCACCAAAACCGTCCAGGTCGCCCAGCGTATCGAAATCGTCGATATCATCGAACAACCCGGTTCCGGACAGTTTCAACGTGCCGGCATCAGCAACGGTCCCGCTGTGCGCGCCGCTGTACGCAGGCGACTCGGTCACGCTGTCGACATTGGCGAATGCGAGCACCGACGCTTGCTTGGTACTCAACGCAACCGGATCGCTCGGGCGCCCTCCCTTATCGAACACCCGCGCCACATACGTTCCGGGCTTGAGCGGCAGGGATGCGAACAGCGCGTCGCCTTTTGCCGCCGTGCCGATGCTGGTTGACGATTGCCACGCGGCCGCGGTCACGTCCGTTTCGGGCGTGTGGCGAAAGCGGACCTCCCCGCCGAACCGAACGTCAAGCTCGGCGGGGCGATCCCACCGTATCAGCGCGCTGCCGCCGAAGACGCTGATCGTCGCGTTGACGAGCGCCGCCGGAGGATTCGTCTGCCCGACGACGCGATGGTTGAAAACGATTGTCCACGCGGGCGGAAGACGTACCGGATCGCGCCATCGAGCCCGCAGGTCATATGACCGTCCCTGCTCGACGCCACCGATCAGATAGTCGCTGCCCTGCACGCTTACGACATCAGCCGCATAGTACGGTTCGTCCGTACCGGTCGCGCGGATCTGTACGTCAAGACTTACATTGGGATCGTTCACCGCTACGACGCTCACGGCGATATGCGGCACCAGGGTATTGCCGCTGCCCAGGTGCAATACAGATTCGTCCGACCGTACGCTCGTTATATTAGCGATCGGTACGCCCGCTTGCGGCGTAAGTTTCGTATCGAACGCGGGGATGACGCCGGTATCCGCGTCGTATACGGCCGGCGATGCGGGGATGCAGACGATGCGCGCCGCAAGGTCGGTCGACGGCTCGATACTCAGCAGCAGCCCCTCGATCGTCTCGCTACCCAACTGACCGAAGCCAAACAGATCGCCCACCCCGACTGTGCTGAGCGCGAAAGGTGCGGTGAACGTCACCGTGGTTTGATCGCCGGCGCTGGTGACGATCTGTTTTGTCACCTCAGCATTCGCGACGGTCCGGATGGAAAGCCCGTAGTCCGTGCCGGCTTCCATCGTCAACACCTCGTCGACGACAAGCCCTGTGATCATCTCAGGCGAGCCGCCCGTAAGCACCTGTTTGATACGCCCCGACGCCAGCCCCACGAGCAGGACATCATGCGTCACGAGCACCAGGTCGCCGCGGCGCGCGACGATATGCTCGAAATCGACATTGAACGTCCACCGCTCAGGACGCAACTTGGCCTGCGCGATCTGGAACCGCGCGAACTTCCACACGTGTTCCGGATCGGTAATGCCCGGCGCGTCGAGCCCGTCGAAATCCTCCGCATTGGCCGACGTGAAGCCGTCGGCATAGACGATCCGCTCGTCCTGGCGCCACCCCTGTTCGCGATTGGCGAAGCGCATCCGGAACGCGTCGGGCTGATCGGGGAAACCCTTTTCCGCTTCGAAGCCCGACGAATTACGCGGCGTAAAATGTTGCACCGGAACCGTCTGTTCCTCGTCCACCACCACGGACCACTTGCCGTCCACCTGCGCCGGCGACGCCCGTCCCACCGCGGCGATATCGGCCAGCGTGTCCCACACGGACACCTGAAAGTCCCGTATCATGTTGAACTCGAATCCGTTAGCGGCGCAGAACGTGTGCCACTCCTCGAGCTTATCGATATCCACGCGGGCGTCCGCCAGGCGGCGAGCGTTCGCGTTGCCCTGCAGCACGTGACGGAACAGATCGGCGGGGTTGCTACTCACCGCTTCCGTCCATGCCGGGGAACCCCCGGTGTAGCTCGTGACGTAACTGCTCACCGTAGCGTTCAGTTCGTCGACCGCGCGGTTAAGTTGATCCGTGGCTTTGATCACGAGTGCTGTCTTGGCCACGGGGAACGCAAAGTTGATCGGATCCTCGTCCTTGATCGATCGCAGCGCGGTCCACACAAGTTGATCCATTATCTGAGTGCTTGTGCTATCCGTCTCGGTACGGCGAATTCGTACTTCATAGTCGCCGCGCGACGGGACGGCCCAGCGGAACCCATGCCGAATGGCGCTGGTGCGGTTACTGCTAAATACGATGGTGTCGCCCGATATCCACGCGGTCGACGTCGTGAATGCGGTGAACGCGGGTGTAAACCATGTGCCAGAACCAACCTCCCGATATTGAATCTGCGCCGTGACGTTCTTGATATCGCGACCGCCCTCGCTGTTGAACGCCACCAGCCCTTGCGGGAATGTGACGTCGACGCTCAGTTCGTCGGCGTCCGGTTGCGCGGTGCGCGTCTGCCAATCCGCCGCCTGGGTGAGCAGGATTGAAAAGGCATCCTCACTTACAGTGTCGGGAATGAGCGTTAGCGGCGCGTCGCCGGCGCGCCCCTCCCGCGTCTCGATCTGTACGCCGTCGAACTCGGTAATCGCCGTCTCGCCGATCTTGATATCTTCGATCTTGAGCGGCCCGTAACCCCATACGACGAGCATCCGCAGGTAATGATCGTCGCCCACCACCTCGCTATAGGACTGTGTCCCTAGCGGCGGAACGTGACGATGCACCCCGAGCACGGACGGCACGGAACCAAACGGACGAACCGCGTTGCGCGCACCCTCGATAAACAGTGTCGGCGAGTCTCGCGTGCTCGTCCCCGACAGGTCGCCCATGCTCGGCGGTCGGATAGGCGCAATCGCATTTATGAGCAGGGTACCCGCAATCGTCACAGCGGCGCCCAACACCACCGCGCCTGTCGTTCCGGCCGCAAAGGCGGCGCCCAACAGTCCGGCCGCGGCACCGCCCGTAACCCATATCGCCACCACCATAACGGCGATCATCAGCACGGTGCGCAGGATATTCTTACCACCACCATCGCCGCCATGCGGCACGACACGCAACGTGATCGTGGCGCCCGCCTTCGGACGCACCAGGCGCCAACGGTCGCGCGGGACGTACTGATCGCCGATCCATATGTGCGCGTGTGCGCGCAGCACCGGGTCGACCTGCGATAGCTCAAGCATCTCAAGCAGCGTCAGCCCTTCCGGAACGGTGCGCTCGATCGTCTCGGTCTTAAACGGGTGAGGCGCTGCAACTAGCCGGTACATAGTACCCCTCGACTCTCATGTTCGTTACGGGCTCGACGCACGTCTCGATTCCATGTTCGACGTGCATGATACGCCGCTTGCCTACCACAAGTCCCGCATGAATTGGACGCCCGCGACGCCAGATGCACGCAACGTCCATCACGTCCCCGCGGGCGGGGCGCCACACCGGGGCGATTTGCGACGTGAAGATCGCGGCGATATTGTCGTAATCCTTGACCGATTTGTATTCGAAGTCGGGCAGTGTCACGCCCAGGACGTCGCGATAGGCGCAGACGACGAGTCCGTAGCAATCCCACCCGTAATAGTCACGGCCGAACGGGACGAAAGGGACGCCTATGGCGCTAAGCTGCCACTCGTCGAAGGTTTGACCGCCGACCGGACGCATTTTACGGTGACGTCCTGGGGGTGGACGTCGAGTCGAAACGGATAGACGCGCTCCCATACCATTTTGGAAATGACGGGCGCGCGCCGTTCACAGGTCGCCATATCGGCCACCTGTGCCGGCGACGACGCGTAAAAAGCGCCATGAAATAATATAACGTACCAGAATTGCACGGC